AAGGCATTTCGTCCGGCTTTGGTACTCCATGTAAATCCCTGTCGCAGTCAAATGCTCTAACAATCCCAAGCGAGTCAGGAATATGGTCTGACTTACCACCTGCGATATGACGCGCATCGGCAATCCATCCATCGGAACGTCGGTCTCTGTCAGGGAAACAATCATCTATCTGCTGCCTTAACTGTTGACCGGCTTTGCATAGTTTTGGAGTCATACCAGTTATGCGTCTGCTTTGTTGGTATCAACGCCTACATGCTTTGCAACAACATCTTTAGCCGATGCAAGGTCTGAATCAATAAAGAGTTTGTCATCAATGACCATGACTTTATCGACAATAATTCCGGCTGCTGAAAGTTCTGAAAGAAGTTGCTCACCGTTTAACTTTGAAGGCTTAGTAAATGATTGCATATTACGCTCCTAAGTAAGAGATGTCGAAACGAGTTGAGTCTGAACCTGAGTTCACGTTGAGTGATCCACCTGATGACTGGTACACGTTCATCTCGTAGTAGTCACCAACTGCTGCTGAGACAACGCATGAGAATGCAAAAGTGAAGCTAGTGCCTGAGATTGGGTTGCTGTTCGCATAAGCAATCTGGCTTGCGCTGCCATTCTTCATTATGGCAATTGCTCTAAATCCTGAACCATTGCTAGCAAAGTTTGCCTGTCCTGTAATGAGGTACTTGCCAGCCTTGCCGCTTGGGATTGTTAAGCGAGTGTTGTTTGTGGCATTGTCATGAAATCCGTCTGTGTCATAGATTTCTGACTGAAAGTTAAGTGCCGTATATGTGCCATTGGAGATTGACTGAGCAGAAGTATTGGTTACTTGTGCGCCTACATAGGTTGATGAAGAAGTGCCGCCTATTGCTACCCATGCTGAACCTGAGTAGTACTCAATAGCGTTGGTGTCTTTTAGATAAGAGACCATTCCTTCTTGAGGGCTTGTAATGGCAGAGGTACGAGCTGATGCGCTAGCGAACACCATAACTGTCTGTGAGGCTAAATAGCCATTGGCTGCCGCTGCTGTGAGAATGTCTCCAGTCGCGAACTCGATGTAACCTAATCCTGCTGCCATTTATATCTCCTAGTAAGTCATTGCACTCACGCCAATTATACCGCGTTCTGTGCTTCCGATGATGAATCCATCGACGATGGGCTCAAGTGTTGTAACTGTAACCTGCATGCTATTAGGGCTGATATTCCACGCTAAACCCTGTACCTGTAATGTCTTCACGATTGTGCTGCCGTCAGGCTGATTGTTTGAGATGCGAACATTATCAAAGTAATCAAGCCCAATCATTGTGTCAGTTGGGACTGCTGGGTCTAATAGATCAACAGTCATCTGATCAATACGGATTGTTGTCTCAGCTCGTGTAGCAACATAGGTTGCAGCGATATTGAGGGCATTGGCATCAGTATCAATAACCAAGTCCTGCACGCTGTACTGGTGAGGGAAGTATTTGGCTGTAGATGTCGCATTCTCGTAGAACTGCGCTGTGCCGCCGTAACGGGTCATCTGTGCTTGATTGATAATTAACTTGTCATCAAAGGCAAACACAAGGTTACGGTAAGGAATACCGGTACTTTGATTAAACTCAATAGGAGTGCCTGAGATAGATGAAGCAACTGTGTTTCTATCTTTGAATATGGCTGTGCCTGATGGGTTTACATAAAACGCACCTTGCTCAGAGAATTCGACATTCTTGATGGCGTTAAGGCTTGTGCGCAGGGTTGCTGGGTCTGCAATGCAACTTGATTGCCCAGTAGCAATTGTGCGCATATTGGTTGGAAAGTTGACCTCATCTAGAATTTTGCCTATGCGTGTGCCAGTTGACTGCCCTGCACCTGAGTCTGTAACGGTTGTAACCTGAGCCAAGTTAAAGAGACGGAAGGCATCAGCGACATAGATGTCAACGTAACCCATCTGCTCTGCTTGATCGTATGTATATCGATACTCGGTTGTGTACCCTGAGAATAAGAACTTCTGAGTTGTCGCTGTTGTGGCAGCGATACGAACCTTGCGTAAGGGCACTAGGTAACCGTAGTAAGGCGATGAAGTGTTCTGAGGGTTAAAGTATGAGTCAGGGTCAACAATGCGTACAACGGCTGTTCCGGCTGTGTAGGTATCGCTCTGAATGTCTCTGCCACGATTGATGGTTATATTGCGAACCTGTGGAGTTAAATCAACGGTTGGAACTGGAACTGCACTTGAGCCAAGTGTGCTTGTGCCTATGACTCCGTACTTGGTATCACCGATTGTAAATGGGTAGCCGAATGTCGCACCTGAACTAAAATCGAAGGATACGGATATTTCAGCAGGTAGAGCCATTAGCCACCAAAACTTCTAAAACTACCAGAGGTTCGATTAACGCTGGATGGAATGCCTGAAAGTGAAGTATCTTGTAACGCTGATGCGATTGCCTTGCCATCAATCTGAAGTGTGACATTGAGGTAATCTCCGATTGTGCTTGCGCCGGAACTCATAGGAGCTGCAAGGCGAGCGATAGTCGCTGTGTCAGGCATTGACGCTACGTTGCTTGTTGGTACACCAGCATAAGGATTAGAGCCAGTTATCTGCTTGACCTTTGTTGCCAACATGTCGAGATAGGCTTCCCATGAAGCAAAAGGATTTTTAGCATCTGGAAGGCTTGCAAGATAACTTGCGAGCTTCTCGCCTAGTCCTTGAGCCTTTGCTATTTCATAAGTGAGTTTCTGTGCTTCGGCTGTATTGCCTGTAAGTAAAGCAAACTGAAGTTCTACGCGTTTACGATCTTCATCAGATAACTTGCCCTTGAGGGCAGCAATAAGTTGCACTTGTTCAAGGTCAAAGACAGAACCAGCCTTCTTAAGTGCTGCTTGTTTCTTCTGCTCGGCTGTGAGAGCCTTCTGAGATTTGACCTGTTTAGTCTGTAAAGCCACTAACTCTTTGGCTCGTTTGGCTGCCGCCGCTTCTGCTTGGCGTTGCTGGGCTGTACGAGCTGCTGTACCGGCTGGAGACTTAGAACGATTGGTGCTTGGTGAGCCTTCAAACATTTGAACAAGTTTGCCGTTTTCGCCAGTAAGTCCACCGAATGAGGTAAGGAAGTCTAAGCCTCTGTAAAGTTTGACTAGAGCCCCTGAAGCCAAACCGATTGCTTGTGTGATGCCATTGATTGACTTGGCGATTGTGTCGATTGTCTTGGCTGCATCAGCAGCAGTAGAACCGCCACCAAGTTTAACGAAAGCATCAACCAGCCCTGCTCCGATTGTCTCCTGAGCATTACCGGCTGCGACTGTTAGAACATCGAGCTTATAAGAAGTAGAGGTAAGGTAAGCATCGGCTGCGCCAGCAGAGCGAGTAAGCATGACTCCAAGAATCTCAGAGAATGACTTTGATTTAAGTTCTGCCTGAGTTAAGCCTGTGTTGTATTTCTTAAGTCCACGAGTAATACCTACATAACCGTTAGCCAAGTCCTGTGAGACTGTAGCCAAGTCAATGCCACTTGCGCGGCTAATCTGAATTGCATTGTTAAGCAACTTTTGTGACTGGGTTAATGATCCTGTGGTTGTCAATAATGCTTGAAATGCAGGGCGCAATACATCGTCTGCTATCCCTGCTGATTTCTCTAAATTGGCAATAAAGTCTGTAACGCGTGTTTGAGAGAATGAAAGTCCAAGGTTGTCAACTGCTGTGGCTAAACGGTTTGCTGCTGCCTCATCGGCTGCAAAGGCTTTAACTGCAGCTGTGCCGTATGCCTTCATGGCACTTACGCCAAGGACTAGACCAAGGCTCTTGCCTAACTGAATGACTTTCTTATCGAGTCCGAATACGGCTTTGTCAGCCTCTTTAAAGGCTTTTTTACCTTTGAACTCTGCTGCTAAATCAATTCTTAAGTCTGCCATTAGACCTTATCCTTCATTGAGTCAAACTTTTCTTTAGCCTTAAATATGGCTTTGACAACTCCATCTTGAGCTTTGCCACGATCATCTTCAAAGGCTCTAAAGATTGCGCGACCTGTCATCTTTTGACCTTTGCCTACCAACTGACCGCCAAGGCGAGGTGTGAAGTTTCCTGTGATACCAGACTTGCGTCCTGCTGTTTCATAGATTGCACCGGCGGCAGACTTGTTAAAAATAGAAGCCAGAGCAGCGAAGCCATTACGGTTGGGCTTGCTAGGTGATGATTTGAAAGTAATACCCTTACGAGCTTCTTGATAGTCATAGGCACGATTAGCCCAGCGACCACCAGCGTTAGGACGCTTCAGCCAGCCACTAGGTACTGCCTCATTGCTTGGAAGGAATCCTCTAGCGTTATTTACAACAGGCTTGAGAAAAGATGCAATCTGTTTACTTGTTTCTTTAGCCAAGGTTGGTTCGACAATAGCAAGGGCTTTTCTAAGAGCGGTTGCGCCTTGCAGCTTTACTGGCATCGCTTCGCTCCTTCGCTATGTCCTTAAGGACTTCTACATGTGCCTTAAATGCTATCGCTGGAAGTTCAACAATAGTTTGAAACGGAACTCCATACTCGTAACTCAATCGAGCC